TGCATGAGGCCATTGGTGTTTGCCTCGACGCAGCATTACGCGCACTCGCCGAGGTTCGTGCGCTGGCACGAGTGCCGGGGCCACGCGGGGAACCGGGGCCGGAAGGCAAGCAAGGGCCGCCCGGCGACCGCGGGGTCAAGGGCGAGACCGGCCGCAACGCCAGCGACCTGACGTTCTTGCAGGACTACGTGATCGAGCAGGTCGGCCGCGCCATCAAGACCGCATCGGTCACGAGCTCGGATGGCGGCCGGACCCTGCGCTGGGCCATCGGCGAGACCGTCCACGAAATCAAGACCGCGATCGTGCTCGATGCCGGCGTCTGGAAAGAGGGGACCGCTTATGTTGCCGGCGATGGCGTCACCCTGGGCGGCTCGTTCTTCATCGCGCAATCCGACACCACCGCCAAGCCGGGCAAGTCCGACGAATGGCGCCTTGCCGTCAAGCGCGGCACCGATGGCCGCGATGCCCGCACCGAACGCGCGCTCGAGCCGGTCAGGTTCAAGTAATGCACTCCACCCTCGAAATCATCAGCGAAGACCCCGAGAGCGCCGGCCCCGACCTGGTCAGCCTCGACGACCTCAAGCTCGCGCTCGGCATCGAAGGCACAACCGATGACGCTGCGCTGCAGGCGGCAATCACGTTTCAATCACGCATCATTGCGGAGTATTGCAACCGCCGTTTCGGGCTGGCGCAAGCGGTTGAGACCTTCACCTTCGATCGTTACGAGGACATGCGGCGCCGGCAAGCCTTGACGCTCTCGCTCTATCCGGTGGTCGAGGTGACCGAGGTTCTGTCGTCAGGCTTGGCCGGGACCGACTACAACTTCGATCCGGCCAGCGGCCGGCTGTGGATGGCCAACGGCTTCTGCTGGGTGGACACGGTCGAAGTCAGTTATTCCGGTGGCTATGATCTCCCCGCGGAGGCGCCAGCCCGGTTGCAGCGCGCCGTGATCGACGCGGTCAACGCGGGACGCACATCCAGCTATCGCGATCCCACCATCCGCGAAGTGCAGCACGGCGACGCCCGCGTCTCCTACTTCACACCATCGGTATCATCGACAACGGGATCATCGGATTTCCTGTCGGCGGCGGCGGCCGAACTCATCAAGCCGTACCGGCGCCTGCATGTTGCCTAGGGAGGCATCACCATGTCACTCAGCGGTCTAGTGTTGGGGGTGATCAATATCGCAATTGTCATTGCGGTCCTGTTGCTCGTGGGCGCGATCATCCTGTGGTTCCTGTCGTGGATGGGAATGTCCGTGCCGGGCAACGTGCAGAAGGGCTACCTCGCCGTGGTGGCGCTGATCGGGCTGTATATGCTGGTGGCGCTGCTGTTCGGCATCCCGTCGGTGCGCATCATCGGCGCGGCCGGGCCGTTGCTGGCATGATCGACTACAGCGCGGACCTCTACGATCCGATCTATGCCGAACTGGGCGTGCCGGCGACGATGACCGCCGGGGCGACCGTGGCCAATCTGATTGTGCTCGACAAGACTCGGCGTAAGACCGTGGCCAGCGGCGCCAGCAGAGTGCAACCACATTCGAACGGCGCCGAAGTCAGCAGCGTCGGACCCGGCGTCAATGTCCGCGTGTACGAACTTGCCGCGCTGGGGATCACGGCCGCCAATTGGGACGGCGCATTGTTGACCTTCAATGGCCGTAGCTGGATCGTGCGCAAGGGCGATGTGCTCGGTAGTCCCAACGGAGAAGATTTCGGCGAGGTCTGGCTTCTGCTGAAGGAGGCGGCCGTTGGTTGATGTGCGCGAGGACATCCTGGCGCGGTTGCTGGAGGTGGTTGCCGCCATTCCGAACATCCGTTCGGCCTACCGCAACAACACCGAGATCGCGGAGAACCAATTGCCGGCAGTGATTGTGTTCGATGGCGACGAGGAAACCAGCGACACGCAGAACCGTCCGTCCAATAGCCCGATCATCGTGCAGATGACACCGGAGATCATCATCGCCGAGCAGTCTGACGAGGTCGGCTCCGATCTGACGACGCTGCGGCGCGAGCTGATCAAACTGGTGCTGTTCGATACCGAACTGAACAACCTGATCGCCCAATCCAGCCCGCGCGGCAATGGCGCCATTCGCTATCTCGGATGCCAGACCGACCTCGGATGGATGCGCTCACTGCACGGCGCGTTGCGCGCGCAGTTTATGTTCAAATACACACTTCGGCCCGAACAGCTCTAGAGGAAAGGAACTGCCATGCCTGTTTCCCCGGATGTCCAGAACTATCACATCGGCAAAGGGATCGTCAGCTTTCAGGAGGAAGGCGGATCGAGCTTCACCGACCTCGGCAACTGTCCGTCGTTCGTGTACTCGCCGGCGGTTGAAAAGAAGGAGCATTTTAGTAGTAGAGAAGGCGTGAAAACAAAAGATTTTACCGCAATCACCCAGGTGGGAGCCACCGTCAAATTCACGCTTGATGAAATCACCGCCACGAATCTTGCGTTCTTCGCGCTGGGCGATGTGGATACAACAGTTCCCGGCACCATCACCATCAATGGTCTTTCCAAGACCGAGTTTGCCGGCGAGATCAAGGTGGTCGGCACCAACGACATCGGGCAAAAGGTTGACTTCACTGCAACCGTCTCATTCGTCCCGTCCGGCGATTTCAGCTTCATCACCGACTCGGATGACTTCTCCACCATCGAGATCGAGGCTGAAGTGCAGAAAGATACCGATGGCTTCTTTGGCGTATGGACAGTTCACGACCCAGTAACACCGTAGGAACAATCATGGCAGACCTTTTGGACATTGCACCGACAACAGCGGTCGAGGTTGTCAAGATCAACGGCCAACGGATCATCGTGCATGGATTACGTGCTCCTGCACTCGCTTCGATTGCGGCACGCTTTCCGAAACTGATCGGGCTGTTCCTCGGGGGTTTCAGTTCTGCTGATCTTGGGCCAAAGTTTATTGAACAACTCGGGGAAGCGACCGGCCCGATCATTGCCGCGGGCTGCGGCCATCTGGCGGATGAAAAATATGAGCAGCATGCCGCCGCGATGTTGCTGCTGGAAGATCAATTGAGATTGGTCATTGCCATTATCCGGCTGACATTCCCAAACGGGTTCGGCTTCTTCGTGGAGATGGTGGCAACGCTCGGCGGGGCGGGCGAAGAAGCAAAAGTCTACAAAGTCCGCTCCAAGAAATCGCCATCGCCATCACCGCCCTCATCCGACGCGGCTTCCCGCCAGACTATGCAATGAGTTTGACGCCACGGCAGATCGTGGCCTATCTCGAATTTAGCAATGAACTAGACCGCATCGAAATCGACGGGTGAGGCATGGCCAAACTCAAGGTCACGGTCGACACGCCGGCCTGGCTCAAGATGATCCGCGACAAGCAGCGGCCGGTCGCCACGGCGGCGGTGGCGGCGTTGCGTGACGTTGCCGCCGAGTCGGTGCAGGAAGGACGCAGCAACATCGCTGCCGCCGGTGCTGGGTTCACCAGGGCACAGTGGCAGTCGGGATTGCAATACCGCACCAAGGATGCATCGGAAGATGGCGAGCCGTCATTGCAGGCCAAGGCCGTCATCTTCCACAGGTACGGCATTGCTGGCGTGTTTGAATATGGCCCGACCACCATCAAGGGAAAACCGTTGCTATGGATACCGACTCGGCATGGTGCCCCGCCGGCCGGCAAGTCGGGCAAAACGCTGACGTTTGCCACCGTGCGCGGCACGCCGTTGGCGTTCGATGCCGACGACAAGGACCGCAAGCGCAAGCCGCTCTATATCGGTGTGCCATCGGTTCGCATCCCGGACAAATTCCGCATCACCGAGATCGTCGAGGAAAATGTCGCAAAGATTGCTGAGTTCTTCATCAGGCACTTCAAGGACAATTAAGGCATGGCACAGAAACTGTCGGTTCAGATTGAACTCGCGGGTGCTGCGGAAATAGCGCGGCAACTTGAGGGTCTCGGTGAGACCGGCAAGAAGGCATTTCAGGAGATGGGCGCGGCGGCCGAGAAAGTCGGCGGCTTTAGCCAGCTTGATCCGACCGAGGTAACCAAGAAGCTCGAGGACATGGGCATCACGGGCGTCGATGCGATCAATCAGATACAGGATGCAGTTTCTGAGGCCGGTAACCTTGAGGGAGTAGTACAAGGCGTCAAGAATCTAGAAAATGGATTTGGCGCCCTCGGCAAGGCGATCCGGCCGATCGGGGGCGAAATCCGAAAGGTCCAGCAAGCTGCCACGGCCCTCTATGCAGTCATCGGGCCATTCGGTGTGGCCGGCGTTGCCGCATTCGGGGCCATTGCTACAGCGGTTACCGCCGCCGCCAAAGCAACCATAGCTTTTGCGGACACCGTCAACAAGGTCAACAACACTGCGATCACGCTGGGCGGCCGCGGGGGTGTTGAGGAATTGGACCGATTCCGCCTTGGTCTGGAGAAGGCCGGGGTTTCGGCGGAAAGCATTGGCGAAATCCTGCAAAGCAAGCTGGCCTCCGAGCAAGGGATTGCGGGACTTGAAGCATTTATCCGGCAGCTGGAGCAGATGCCGGACAGCGCGGCGCGCAGCAAAGCTGCGGTCCAGCAATTCGGACAAGCCGGAGCGGAGCTGATCCGAATATTGCAAGCCGGCGGCCGATTAACCGGGTTCGGGGGGGCACAAGGGCTGATCAATGCGCAAGACGCCCAAAAAGCCACTCAGCTTGGCCAAGCCATTAACCAGTTGGAGAGCGCAATTGCCCGGCTTAATACCCTGGGGTTCGCGCCGGCACTGACAGCAGGAATCAATGTTGCGACCGGAGCCGTGCAGACGCTGGGCGCATCGCTGGAACGTACCCCTTGGATGACAGTGGCGACCGGCATTCAACTGGTGGTCAGTCCACTTCAGGGCCTGGCGAACCTGGCCATCTTGGCTGGCACAAATCTGTTGGGGGTCGGGGTTGCAGCCGAGAAGACTGGGCAACAAGTGACGACGATGTTCACGTCGTTTGGCACGGCGGCGCAGCAGGGCGCAGACACGGCGGGCAAAAAAATACAAGAGACCACGACGATGTTCACGTCGTTTGGCACGGTGGCGGAGCAGACCGGAGCCAAGGCCGCGCAGGCGGGACAGACGGCGGCGTCGGGATGGGATGTGTTCCTGCAGAAGCTCGATGAGATTGCCCGCAAAGCCGGCACGCTACTGGGCGGCGGCGGTGGCGGCGGCCGCGCTGCTGGCAT